AACGTGAAAAGAAATGATCCCGCCCATACACAAGTGGTATCCGATGGTTCAGCCGGGAGGCGAGCCAACTAAAACGGACGCGCTAGAACGCAGAGCAGAACGTATGCAAGAAGAATACGCGCAGGCTCTAAAGATGAAAAAGGTGAAGGACAAAATTGACGATCTTGAGTTTGAGTTGTATGTAAAGAAGGCAGAACGCAACCAACTTAGTCTTGAGATTTTTACCAACCGTAAGCTGGATATTTATGTATGACCAGAAAGCCGCTACCCAGACCCAAGAAGCCATCGCCGGACACAAGGGACAAGCTGACGCTGTACGTCACGCTGATGGTAAGCACCACCCTGTGCATCTCTGTTTTGGCTATGGTCATAAGCTTTATGCTTGGCCTTTGGGCCAAAGAGGTGGACAACGCCGAAATATTCAAGATGATTTCACCCGCTTTTTCTACACTTATCGGCGGCATGATTGGGTTCCTAAGTGGTATCAAACTCATGCAGAATGACGAAAAATCTAAATCTTGTAAGGATTAACTATGTTTGACATATTAAGTGGCGGTATTCTAGGTTCAGTGTTTGGTGGCCTGTTTCGTATGGCTCCCGAAGTGCTGAAGTTCTTTGACAAGAAGAATGAACGCTTGCATGAGCTTGCTATGTTTAAACATCAGTGCGACTTGGAAGCCCAGCGTGGTCAACAGAAGTTAGCCGAGATTGGCGCTCAACGGGAAGCGGCTATTGATGTAGGCGTAATGGATGCGTTTAACAACGCCATCGTCCAACAAGCCGAGATGGTCAAAGCCGCAGGCGGTTGGGTTGCTAGTCTGTCAGCTTCTGTCCGTCCAGTCGTAACATATTGGGTACTATTCGTTTGGTCGTTTATCCACGTATGGTTTGCATGGAACGCATGGCTTGCCGGTGCGCCAGCCGTAGAAGTGTTTAAAACCATGATGACACCTGACTTCTCAGCCTTGCTGTCTGGGACAATTAATTATTGGTTCCTCGACAGAACTTTGAAGCAACGCGGAATATGAACCTAGAACTAGCCGCTGAACTGTGCCGCCGGTATGAAGGGTATCGGGCCAAACCCTATTTGTGTCCGGCTGGTGTAGCCACGATTGGCTATGGTTCTACCTACTACGCAGACAAGCGCAAGGTAACATTAGAAGATGCACCGATGGATGAACCCACGGCTAGGGCGCTTTTGATGATTGAGCTTGAGCATACGTACTTGCCCGGAGTTCTGCGTAACTGCCCCGGCCTGATTACAGACGTTCGCAAGTGTAATGCCATCGTGGATTTTTGTTACAACCTAGGCACGGGACGCTTGCAAACCTCTACGTTAAAGAGGAAAATCAATGCCAATGATTGGGAAGGTGCAAAAGAACAACTGATGCTCTGGACTAAAGGCGGTGGTCGGGTACTGCCGGGACTACTTAAACGCCGCACTGCTGAGTGCGCACTGCTGGACTAACCGATGCCATTACAAAAAGTTCTGTTTAAGCCGGGCGTCAACCGAGAGAATACTCGCTATACCAATGAGGGCGGTTGGTATGAGTCCGATAAAGTTCGGTTTCGTCAAGGCACACCAGAAGTTATTGGTGGATGGCAGCGCATTTCAGGTTATACATACAACGGAGTGTGTCGGTCACTTTGGAACTGGGTAACCTTAGGTTTTTTAAACCTTGTCGGTGTTGGTACAAACACTAAGTTTTACATTGAACAAGGTGGTTTTTACAACGACATAACCCCAATCCGCGTAACAACTACCCTTGGTACAAACCCGTTTACTGCCAACGGAACAACTACAGTTACTGTAACGGCTGTAGCACATGGCGCAACAACAGGCACCTTTGTCACTTTTAGCGGCGCTACAGGTACGTACGCATCTACATTTAATGCACAGTATCAGATTACTGTTACCGGTGCAGACGCTTATACGATTACTGTGCCAACAGCTTTGACTGCGGGGGCTTATGGCGGTTCGGCTGTTTCTGCGGCTTATCAAGTTAATGCAGGCTCTGCATACGCAATTCCACTTACAGGATGGGGCGCTGGTACATGGGGCTCAGGTACATGGGGAGTAGGCGGTACAAGTGCCACATCTATTCAATTGTGGAATCAAATAAATTTTGGTCAAAATTTAATCTTTGGCCCCCGAGGTGGTGGCGTTTATTATTGGAATGCTAATACAGGGGTAACTACTAGGGGTGTAAATCTTACAACTCTTGGGGATGCTCAAACACCCGTAGTGCAAAACAGTCTTACTGTTTCTGATGCCTCTCGTTTTGTAATTGTGTTTGGCACAAATGATCCTAATGCTACAAATCCAACTGCAATTGACCCAATGTTTATTCGTTGGTCAGATCAAGAAGACCCGTTTACTTGGATTCCAGCCGCTACCAATCAAGCGGGTAGCTTAAGACTTTCTCATGGTTCACAGATTGTGACAACCGTGCAGACCCGTCAAGAGATTGTGGTATTCACTGACTCCAGTGTTTATTCTATGCAATACCTTGGCCCCCCATATGTTTGGGGCTCGCAATTACTTGGTGATAATATTTCCATTATTAGCCCTAATGCAGCAGTTATTGGCTCTGGTGTTATTTACTGGATGGGAGTGGACAAGTTTTATATGTACGATGGCCGCGTGCAAACGCTTAATTGCGACCTGCGTCGTTACGTATTTCAAGACCTCAATCAAGAGCAAGCACTTCAAGTTTTTTGTAGTACAAATGAAGGGTTTAATGAAGTCTGGTGGTTCTACTGCTCTGCCAATAGCAACTTGATTGACAAGTACGTTATATATAACTACCTTGAAAATATTTGGTACTACGGCACAATGTCACGGACTGCTTGGCTTGATTCAGGTTTACGTACGTATCCGTTGGCAGCGGCATACAATTCAACTACAAGCACTGGTAACCTTATAAACCATGAGCAAGGTTTAAACGACGATGCAACCGATACAACTGCTGCTATTAATGCTTATATTAGTTCATCCGAATTTGACATTGGTGATGGTCACAACTTTGGTTTTGTGTGGCGTATGCTGCCAGACTTGACGTTTCAAAACTCAACCAATTCACCTACTGGACAAGTACCCACGCTTACTATGACTTTGTACGGGTTGGCAAACTCTGGTTCTGGTGTTACAAGTTCTGCTGCGGCTAATGTAGCTAGTAGTTCAACCTATGTAATTACAGAAAAATTTACAGGAGAGATATTTACTCGCCTGCGTGGTCGCCAAATGATTTTAAAAGTTGAGTCAAACCAAATTAACACCGCTTTCCAAGTGGGTGCTACTCGTATTGACATTAGACCGGATGGTAGACGATGAGTTACATCATTACATCTGAGACGGAGCTTAGCAGAATTGCGGCTCCTAGTTTGCCGTTGGCAACACCAGAGTACAGCCGTCAGTATATTGACCAGTTAAACAATGTTTTGCGTTTGTACTTTAACCGACTGGATAACTTGCTAGCTCAGTTGGTTGCATCTGGAATTATTCCGCCAACAACAAATTACACAGTTGCAACGCTACCAAGCGCGGTCACATCTGGTGTTGGCGCTAGATCTTTTGTTACTGATGCTTTGGCCCCTACGTTTGGCGCAACTGTTATAACTGGAGGCACGGTTAAAGTTCCTGTGTACTCTGATGGAACCAATTGGAAAGTTGGCTAAATGCTACCAACAATGTTAATATTCATTAAATTCAAGGAGCCACTATGGACGGCGGAATAATCGAAGGAGCAATCCTAGAATCAATGATGACTGGTGCTGCCGTTGGTGGCGGTTCATCCCTTTTACAAGGTAAAGACCCATTGCAAGGTGCTTTGCTTGGCGGCCTGATGGGTGGCGCTGGTGGCGCTATGTTTGGTGGTGCTGGTGCGGCTCCTAGTGGGGCTATGCCTGGTGCGGCGGCTGCCTCTACTCCAGCCGCTGTTTTACCTGAAGCTATTAGTGCGCAAACCGGTAGTGGTTTAGGAGCATTAAATCCCGACTTCAACCCCCTACCGGGAACTTCTGGTGCTGGCGCGCCTGGCACGTCTATGCTGGGCAGTAACCCTGCCGCACAGTATGCAATTGATTCTATGCCTGCAACTATTCCCGGTGCCGGTGCCGCGGGCTCTCCAGGTATGTTTGGTAGAGCGGGTCAGTTTTTTAGTGAACTAACTCCCAAACAACAACTTCTTGCTGGTGGTGCTGGCATTGCAGGTCTTGGTATGGTTCGTGACCAAATGCGTGGCGGTGTTCCTAAAAAGAAACCTTATAGTGGTGCATTAAGCCAATTTCAATTTGACCCAAGCGCGTACCGCCCATACAGTTATGCTACTGGTGGCGGTATTGCTAGTCTAGGTAGCTACTCAGATGGGGGCCGTATGCTTAAAGGCCCAGGAGATGGAATGTCAGATAGCATTCCTGCAAGTATCGGTTCTAAGCAACCTGCTCGTTTAGCCGACGGAGAATTTGTTGTACCTGCCGATGTCGTTTCTCACTTGGGTAATGGATCGACTGATGCCGGTGCTAAGCAGCTTTACTCTATGATGAACAAGGTACGTCACGCTCGTACTGGCAATTCAAAACAAGGCCGAGAAAT